GCAGAGAACTATTGTCACAAGATCTATTCTGGAAGAGAAAAGGTTACAGATCAACCAGTGGTCATCACAACTTGGCAATCAATTTACAAACTTGAGAAACCTTTCTTTGAAAGATTTGATGTTGTGATTGGTGACGAAGCTCACTTGTTTAAGTCAAAGTCACTGATCAGTATTATGACCAAACTTTTAGACTGTAAGTATCGTTATGGCTTCACAGGTACTTTGGATGGTACACAGACTCACAAGTGGGTTCTAGAGGGTTTATTCGGGCCCTCATACAAGATTATCAGCACTGATGAGTTGATGTCAAAAGGATACTTATCCAAACTCAACATTAAGATTCTGACTCTCAAACATCCCGCAAGAAAGTTTGACAGTTATGAGGATGAGATTCAGTATCTAATCAATCACGAACAGAGAAACAACTTTATCAAGAACCTTGCACTTGATTTGAAAGGTAACACTCTGATTCTCTACAGTCGTGTAGAGGCTCACGGACTACCATTATTCGAACTGATAAATAAATTCAAAAGCGAAGACCGTAAGTGTTTCTTCGTTCACGGAGGTGTAGATACTGAGGACAGAGAGGAAGTCAGAGCCATTACAGAAAAAGAAGACAATGCAATCATCATTGCATCCTATGGCACTTTCTCCACTGGAATCAATATCAGAAACCTTCACAATGTAATCTTTGCCTCTCCAAGTAAATCAAGAGTTCGCAATTTACAATCCATCGGAAGAGTACTTCGTAAAGGAGACAACAAAGTCAAAGCTACTCTTTATGACATTGCGGATGATATTACTTACAACTCTTCAAAGAATTATACTCTAATACATCTTATGGAAAGAGTGAAAATCTACAATGAAGAAAACTTTAACTATGAAATACTCACCATTCCGTTAAAACAATGTCAGATGAATTCCTCGCAGTTATTAAATTAATATCAGGAGAAGAGGTCGTCGCCAAAGTTTCATATTTGGATGATGAAGAAAGAATTCTCCTTGAATGTCCAGCTGTAATGAACAGTACCTCTTCCAGAAGTCTAGGTGTCAATCTTGTCAAGATAGAACCCTGGATTAAGACTGGTAAAGAGACCATATATATACTGGATATGAACAAGGTAGTCACCATCAGTGAGGTCTTTGACAAAGAAGTCACTAAGGTCTACACCAAGTTCGTATTGGCTTATTATTATGAAGAAGAACCCACTAGAGAAAACAAAATCACTAAGAAGATGGGTTACTTATCCTCTGTTAAAGAGGCAAGAGCTACTCTAGAGAAGATCTTTAATAATAGCTAATTTGTCTCTTTCACCCTTAACAGAGTTATTCTACAGAGATATTAGGGACTTGTCAAGCCCACGATATTGATGTATAATAATGTGATGAATGATAAACAAAGTAAATGTCTGTATTGATGCCAAGGACTAGGAAACGTTCAGAACACTACGTAAACAACAAAGAATTCCTTGCTGCGATTATCGAGTACAAGGAAAAGGTTGCCTTGGCTGAGATTCGTGGAGAACCCAAACCAAGGATTACAAATTACCTTGGTGAATGTTTCCTGAAGATTGCCACCCACTTGTCATACAAACCAAACTTCGTGAACTATATGTTCAAGGATGATATGATTTGTGATGGTATTGAAAACTGCGTTCAGTACATCAACAACTTCAATCCAGAGAAGTCATCCAATCCATTTGCTTACTTTACTCAAATCATTCATTACGCTTTTCTTCGTCGTATTCAGAAAGAAAAGAAACAATTGGAAATCAAAACCAAAATCCTTGAAAGGTCAGGTTATGATGAAGTGTTCTCTGATGATGGGATGATGGGTGGTTCAAGTTCGGACTATAATAGTATCAAAGATGCAGTTCAAACGAGGATGTATTATCAGTGAAAGTTGCAATTATAACAGACCAACACTTTGGCTGTCGTAAAAACTCCAAACTCTTTCACGACTATTTTCTCAGATTCTATAACGAAGTTTTCTTTCCAACTCTAGAGAAAGAAGGTATTACTACCGTTGTAGATATGGGTGATACCTTTGATAGTCGTAAAGGTATTGACTTTGCTGCATTGTCTTGGGCAAAGAATAATTACTATGATCGTCTTCAATATATGGGTGTAGACGTTCATACTATTGTTGGTAACCATACTGCATATTATAAGAATACCAATAACATTAACGCCGTTGATCTTCTGTTGAGGGAGTACAATAATGTACACGTCTATCCAGAAGCAACAGAAGTCAAACTCGGTAATTTAAATACACTTTTTATTCCTTGGATCAATAATGAAAATTTTGAAAGTACTGTCTCATCTATTAAAACTTCACGTAGCATATGTGCGATGGGGCACCTTGAGCTTAACGGATTCAGAGCTCATCGCGGCCACGTCATGGAAGACGGTATGGACTGCGAACTATTTGAGAAGTTCCAAACTGTCTTCTCGGGACACTATCACA